CGCAAGCCAAAAGTTGAACCATTAAGATTAACCCAAGCAGCAGCAACACTTGTAGCAGAACGACTAGCTGTCTCACCTGTAGCTTGGATGTTTGTGACCTTTAGAGTACTCATGCTAGGTCTCCGAATAATGCAAAGGTAGAAGATGTATCACTTAAAGCACCACTACTAGATAAATAAGTATGGATTCTTGCGTCTGATGCTGTAGCTGCTGAATCAAAAACAACAGTCCTAGAACCACCGCTAAACCCTGCTGCTGCCATTGCGTAATCTGCACTGCTAAAAGAGTTTGTTAGTGCGTGAGAAAAATCACCAGTGCCGTTATCCGTAAAGCTAGATATTCCAAAACTATCTCGTATTGTTGTACTACTTGAGTTAGTCCAAGCCTTCGCAGCACTCTGCTTAGTCAAAGCAATAGGGCCGTTACCTGTCTCGTCACTAATTGTTGTTGCTCTAATCTCAGACAATGCTCAAGTTCCCTCCTGTTGTGACAGTCAAGGTAATGCCACTAGCCACAGTCAAAGGGCCAGCACATAAAGCATTCTCAGTAGCGTCAATAGTTACATCCTTGTTTAGTTCCTGCTCATGCACCCTGAATATATCACCAGCCGCAGCAGCAGCACCAAACGTGCCACGCTCACCCTTAAACCTACCGCCACCCTTTTGATCAGCAGTGTCACTAGCAGTATAAGCTATGATGTCTATAATGTCTCCTACAGCAGCACCAGTAGTAAGGACAACTTCACTAGCGTTAGTCGCTGTATAGTCAGTGCCATCAACTAGTTTGACACCATTCATAAATACGTCAATGTAGCCTACAGTATATCCAGCAGTACCAAAGGTTGTCTGAGAAGCAGTCGCTGTAAACGTCTGTCTAAGCTGAGTAGCCTGAGGTGCTGGTACTGTGCCTATGTATCCTGCCATTATGCTAGGTCTCCTTGGATTGAAAGACAAACTATTTCCATATCAAGTACGCTGCCCCCAGCAGTTGTTGAATAAGATGTGTGCGCTCTACAAGCAGATGTAGTGCTTCCCCCAGATGCTTGTTTAACCGTTAATGCAGTATAGTTTGTGGGCGTACTTCCAGTTATATCATATGAACATTGAGCAGGTAGACTATAATTTGCGTTATCCATATTGTTTGAAAAATTTGTGCTTTGCTGACCACCAGCATGATCAGTTAAACTTGAAACATTAAAACTATCTCTTGCTGTACTAGTAGTACCATTATAATTAACCCAAGCCTTTGCAGCATGTTGTTTTAACAAAGTAACAGGGCCAGTCCCAGCTTTGTTTTGTATCTCATCAACTTTTATTATGGAGGTCATGAGCTATCCTTAGGGTTTCGTAGGCCAAGTCACATCGTCTAATGACGTTGCGCTATCTGTTATATCTCTCAAAGCCTGACGATAAGTTGTCTGTGCTTCAGTCATAGTTCTGTCTGACATAGCCCACCAATCAGTTTCAGCTAGTCTCCTGTCACGCTCTTCTCTCAACAAACGCATAGGTTCAGCAGCTACTAGCTCTGCCTTTTTGGTAGACACTTGTGACCAAGTAACACCAAAGTCATCAGGGTTAGAGCTTTCTATTGCAGAGCCGTTAGCATCTGATCCTGTTACCTTGCGGAACATTTCGTTGAACTCTTCTTCAGAAGTAGGTTCGCCACGAAGTACCCATTCGTCTATGTTTAATTCTGTTAGTGCTGTAGATATGGAGGTCATTGGGCTATCTCCGTAACAGATAAAAAAGCTTTTTGGGCGCTGGCATTTAAATAAATTATACGTCCACCATATGCTGAAAATTGAACTTTGTAAGTTATTTGTGATGTTGTACTTGGTTCGTCTTCATAAGTATCAGAACTGTTAAGCATTATGTAAGCATTTGGGCCTCCAACATTATAAAGCGCCCCACGCCCAAGAGAATAAGCATCTGTGTGAATTGCAGTACTATCACGAAGAATACGTCCTGCACCAGCAACCCATTGATTAGATACACCAAATACATATACAAATACATTATATGTTATTATAAATTTTGAAGATGTAGACTTAGGTGTGATATTTAAAGTTAAACCAGTGTCTGTATAAGTTGCAGTTGAAAGGTTTATTTGTGTTCCATACTGCATATATTTATGGTCAATAACATGACCAACAGGTAACAGCTTACCTGCAGCAGCAGTAATAGCTGTATTTTGGTTAGGCTCTAAGGTATCAACGTATAAAGTACTCATAGTATAGTCAACGTTCCTGTAACCGTTACGTTAGCATTTATTGTTACTGGTCCAATCACTGCAGCATTCCTGCCTGACAAGACAGTTAAATCTGCATCAATACTATCATCGTTGGTAAGAACCCCATCAAAAGTGACGTCACCTGTTACTGTAATGCTTTCATTGTTTTGCACTGAAGTAGGTGCGTAGCCGCCAATGTATCCAGCCATTATGTTTGCTCCAATACGCTAACTATTACGTCAACACTCTCATCAACGTCACTCTCAATCGTGATGGTGTTACCTTGTTGTAATATCACTTTTCCGTCAAGTACTGACAAGGCCGAACCACTTGGAACAGGCGCATCTTTTACCAAATGTACATATGCGGCCTTGACAGAAGCTTTTACTTGAGCGGTATGCACATTGGCTAAGTTACATCCAATCACCACTGAAGTTGTACCCTCTGGCACAGTGTAAACAGTTTCTTCAGACTGGCCGACTGAAGACGCTGTGTAGTTTTTAAATGTATTAGCCATATGTGCCTACCTCTTACTTAGATGTCATCTATTAATGCACAAACAACACATTCTACTGTAGATGCAGATGATATAGCGTGAATGTCGCCAACAAGTGCGTTTGGTAAACGAGCAGCAAAACTCTCATTCGGCCCTAACACAATTGCATCTGCTGTTGTTGACGTTACCGTACCAGCGTCAAATACAACATAAATTGAACCATTGTTGCCATCAACATTCTTGATATACAAAAACTTAACTAAATCAGTCGCCGCAGCGATTGAGGCTGGAGCCGTTGAACTATCCACTGCGGTGTAGTCAATAAAACTTCCAGTCATTAAGTCAGAACTTGTATTATCAACAGATGATAATTTGTAATACCACTTTTCAGTAGCATCATCAGGTGTGACAGTCATAGTTGCTGAGAATGTTTTTGCAATCTCATCTGGAAGGACTGTAACTTCCATTGTAGCTTTCGCTGCGTCAGCCATGATTTTCTCCTTTTCTAACTATCCAAGAGCTATACTGAATGCCAATGCCTCTCCTGCCCTATCGACATCGAGGTTGACCCTAGTTTGTTCTGCATCCGTCACGCTTAACGCTCCAGTTACAGTTACATCACCAACAGAATTAATACCGCTACCTGACGTTATCGCACCTGTTGACGTTATAGCCCCACCAGAGATGGAACCATTTGCTGTTACGCTATCAGAGGTAATACCTCCAGTAACCGTAACATCTGCACTAGACGTAAGCCCAGCACAGGAAATCGCGCCGCTTGCCGTAATTAAACCAGTTACAACAGAGCCAGACGTTATTTGATTTGTAATCGCAAGACTGTCAGCAGCAAGCTCGCCAGAAACCGTCAAACTTGCTGTCGTAAAACCACCAGTAACAGTTAAATCACCATTAACAGTAACACCGTCCGTCGTTGTTTCTAACTTCTTGCTATTGTTAAAGAATAACTCAACTGCGCCATTCTCATCCATCGTAATAAACGTTGGACTTGTTGGATCAACAGCGCCAAACGTAATATTATCGCCGCGAATGTATAACTCGCCAGTGTTGTTTAATATATATGCGTCACTTGCCGTAGAGTTGTGATAAATCTGTAAATCGCTATCGTCACCAAAGTTAATAATGGCATCATCGTCAACAGTGCCGCCAGTCTTATCAATCTTGTCCGTGTTAAGATTGCCAAAGTTATCATCAACCTCATCATGTGTAAGAGGAGCGCCCTTAACTGCACGTTTTACAATAGTCGCCATCAGCCATAGCTCCTGATTTTAATTCTACGCCCACCTGACCCAGTTTTTGCTTGGTCACTATCACTATTTATACCATCAATTGCGCTTTGATACAATGCTGCCCATGTTGTTGTACGATTATCTTCCTGCAAATAAGGTGCAGAGTGAACAAGTGAACCATACAAATAAGCGTCTGGAAAGTTTGTCAAAATGTTATT